CAATATTTCCTCTATATATTCCAGTATTTATTTCTGCCTCAGATATACTTTCAAAAGATTTAAGAAATTTATCATTTATTGAATACATATCTACTCTTATTCTTTTACCTGCATTTTCTAATTCCAAATTTTCTTTGCTTTTCATAATAGTTAAACTATCTCTTGAATAATAATATCCAGACTTTAAATCTTTATCGATTTGCCAATTATCAGAGTCATTTAATAATTTATCATTATTTGGTAGAGACTCTACACAACTTATATAATTTTTAAAGTTTCTTAAATATTCTTCAACATAAATACCTTTATTTTCATAGCTTTTATATTGAGAATGTTTAGGATTATAACATCTTCCAATCATATTTAACCATCTATTCCATAAATGATGAGATGTTGCACCTTCCATACCTAAACAAGCAACTCCATAATAAGAATTAACATTAAAATCTTTAATTTTATTATGCTTAATACTACTTGTTAAAACTGTTTTAATACATCCACTTTTAAATTCTATTATTCTTTCTCTGGTATTTTTTGTATATCCAATTATTGTATATTCTTGACCCCATATATTTATATATTTTGTTCCAATAAGATAAGAAGTTTTTTCTTTTTGTTTTATATTATTAAATTCATTTATTATAAATTTCATCCTTTTCAAATTTATTAGTTATATTTTGATATTTTGATATCCAAGATTCAAACATTCCATCAACATCTCTATATATTTTTTTGCCTGTATCTGGATTAATTTCTCCTGTTGGTTCTTTTTGTGGTTTTGATTCCAAATATTTTATATACAGAAAATCTCCTTGTTTAAATTCATTTTTATTAAATACATTAGTCCACATTTTTACTTCTATTTGCTTTCCGCTTTTTATTTCATACAAAGTTGTTTTTATTATAGATTTCATAACTTCTAATTCTGATATATAATAAATATCTGAAGAATATTTTCTATCAAAATATGTAATTATACCAAGAATGTTTTTTTGATTATCAAGTTTTTCTTTTATAGTTAAATGAGCATATTTTATATTTTTAATTATATCATTAAGTAAATCTTCTGATCTTAATTTGGTTATCTTTTTTGCAGTTTCATTTCCATATTGTAAAACAAAATCTAATTTTAATCCATATTCTTCAATTTTAGTTTTAGAAATCTCTTTTATATCTTTAAATATTTCATTCCATTTTATTACTTGTAATAAATAATTGCATTCTCCAAACTGTTTAAAATAATCTAACTTTACTAATTTTTCTAAAACGGTTTTATTTATTTTTGTATTTTTTAATACTTCTAGAACTTCAGAAAAATTAATATATTCTTTTTGTCCTATTTCATATAATTCTTCTGAAACCATTTCTCCAAACCCTTTTATACTAGATAAATTTGGATATATAACCTTGTTTTCTTCATCAACATTAACTCTTCTATTATCTTTTCCAAACTCATAACTACCTAATTTATATTCATAAAATGTTAATGCTTCTTTTACTAGTGAATCAATTTTATCTTTCTTATTTTTATCTTGATAATGATTAATTGCAACTTCATAAAATTTTGCTGTATGGTGAGCTTTAAACCATGCTTGATATGCACTATCTCCCCCCATACTTAAAGCATGAGGAGCATTAAAGGCATATCTGGAAGAATCTTCCACAACATTCCATATTTTATCAAAATTATCTAAATTACCTATAATATTTATCCAATTAGATTTTAAAGTTTCTTTTAATTTTTCAGATTTTTCACCTTTCAATTTCTTTTTTGAAATTGCTTTTAATACTCCATAAGCATCTCCCATTGGAAGTCCTAAAAAGGATAATACTTTCATTATTGATTCTTGATATAACATAAAATGATAGCTATCTTCAAGAATTTTATCTATAGTAGATTCTCCTGTTGTATATTGTTCTCTTGATAAAAACGTTTTTAAAAGTGTTTTAAATCCTGGTCTAATACCAGCAATAAAAGCTGAAGATTCTGCTAAATTACTGCATTTATATTGTTTGCATTTTTTTGTGGTTGATTCTTTTTCTACTTGATTTATGCAACAAGTAATTCCTTTAGAATATATATCCCAAGTAGCTTTATCATTACTTATCATTTCTCTTAACTCATCAAAACTTGGAACTTCTCTATTTATACTTTTAAAAAATTTATATGTTAAATGAACGCTATCAACTATAAGATAATCATTTTTTACATAACCAAATTCATCAAGATATCCACCTTCTATACAAGCACATAAAGTACGTTTTCCTGTAGTTTCAGATATAGCAGTTATTAATCCAATTTCTCTTCTTATATCTCCTTTAAAAAGAAGGAAACCACATGCATGACACTTTAAATTAATTGTAATACCTTGATATTCTAAACTTTCTTTATAAATTTCTAAATATTCTTCTGGAATAAAATCTTCAATATGTATAAATTCTTTGTCTTCTTCATCAGCATATTTTAATTTATCATTATATTTATCAATATGTTTAGATATTTCATTTGCTGCTTGAGGATTAACATCATTTGCTCCTGCATATAATTGCCATGCTGCTTTTTCTTTAAGTTTTTCAACTGCCATCAAAGGATAACAGCCATATTTCCCAATTAATTCTTTAGTTGCTTCAACAAAAGGTTCTTGTGTTGCAACATTATAGTCTATATCTGGCATTTGTCCACTTAAAACTCTTTCTTTAGTAAGAAATCTTTCAGGATAAATTGGAATTTCACAATTAAATCTATCTATAGTGGTAAATCCTAAGAGCTTATTTACAATAAAAGATGCTGAACTTCCTCTTGATGTAGTTGTTAAAATTCCACCTTTTTCATTAATAGCTTTAGAAATTATTTTATCATTAGTTAAAAAATAATCTACAACTCTACTATCAACAATTTCTCCTACCTCATATTTAATTCCTTTAACTTTATCTGGTATTTTTAATTTCTCTTTTTTATATCTTTCATTAATTATATGTTTAAATATTTTAACTCTTTCTTTATATGTAGTATTTGGATATACACAAGGAATTTTAAAACTTTTATCAAAAACTATTTCTTCACACTCATTAACAAAAATATTAGTATTCATCATTGATGTTAAAATTTCTTCATCGGTTAAAATACCTTGCTCTTGAAATCTTCTAAAAATTTCTTTGCCATCTGGAAAATCAAGATACCATCCTTGTTCTTCTTCATATGAAATTCCTTTATATTTTAATATCTGATCTCTTTTAATTGAATTTTCTTCTTTAACATAATGACTATCAAGACCACATATAATTTGAATATTATATTTTCTAGATAATTCTATTATTTTTTTATTTAATATTTTTTGAGGTTCTGTGTTATGTAATTGCAACTCTAAGAAAAAATTATCACCGAAATAATCATGTATTTTTAACCATATATCTTCTGCATCCTCATATTTCCAACCTGCAAGGCAAGCTGATGTTACTATTATATTTTCCTTTGGAATACTAAATAATAACTCTAAATCAATTCTAGGTTTATAATAATATCCATCTTCATTTGCTATTGATAGAATATAATTTATATCTTCTCTTCCCACAGAATTTTTCCCAATTAAGCATATGTGACAATTAGTTCTATCTTTTTGAGTTTTAATCTCTCCTGTTTTACTATCTTTTTTATATTCTTTTGTTTCTTTTTCAATTTCAGGATATTCTTTTAATCTGTCTTTAACCCAATATGCTTCAGTAGAATGTCTATATTTTAGATTATATTCTTCTGCTATTTTATAAACTTTAAATTGATTTCCTTGATTCCCATGATCTCCACTAAACAAGCATTTTCCTTTATATTCTTTAGTTTGAATAGCATAATTTTCAATAGATTCAGCACAATCGGCTGTAGAAGTATTTGAAAAATCTTTATGACAATGATAATTTTCTACATATAAATTTTCTAAATAATCATCTATATCATATGGAAATTTAAATTTTAAATTATTAATTATTTTTTTAATTAAATTTTTCATACAATCTCCTTAAAATCTTCAATTATTAATTGTAAAGTAAAATTTTTACCCATAAATCCTGATGAAAGAGTTCCTATAAATTCCATTGAAATTCCTAAAATTGAATTATCTTTCATATCTTCAAAATCTCCAGCATAATTCCATTTTATAAAATCCATTTTAGGAGAAACAATTTTTAAATGTTTTCCATCTGTCATTGATTTAATTTCATAATCTTTAACATCATCAATTAAAAACTTTATTGGCTTAAATCCTTCTCCGGTTATTTTATCTATTTGTTTTATTTTATCAATCAAGTTTCTATCAATATCTGATAACTCTAAATGAACATCAATATCTATATCTACTTTAAATTGTATGTCTTTTAAAATATCTTCAGTCCAAATTTTAAATTCTTCAAATTTATCAACATCTATCTCAAATCCACTAGCAGATGCATGACCGTTAGCAGTACATAAACCAGAGGAGTTAATTAAGCTTTTAAAATCTTCTATCCCAATTGCTCTCATACTTCCACCATAATATTCTCTAGTTATTGCACCATCTTCATCTATTTTAAATTTCTTTCTTAAAATAAATAATGGTCTTTGATATATTTCTAATAATTTATTGCCAATTAAACCTGCAATATCTAAATCTGAATCAATAAATATGTATATAACTTTATTATTAATTTGTTCTTCAGCTTGTTTTTTTATTATTGGCATAATATTAAAAATTTCATTATTTTGTTGTTCTTTAAATCCTTTTATCTCTTTTATAATTTTTGCTATTTCTTTAGAATCATCTGATAAAAATAATTCAACACTTAAATGATTTTTTTTAACTCTACAGGCTGCATTAATTAAAGGAGCTATTCCAAAAGATACTGCTTGACTATTAAATGGAAAACTACCATTAATTTTTTTAATAGCTGGATTTATCTGATTATTAAATCCTAAACTGCAAATATATCTATTCTCCATATATTCTTCTGAAACATCACTCATATCTGCTATTATTCCACATGTAGCTAAATCAACTAAATCCTTTGAATAATTTGTTTTAAAGTGTTTATCTAGATATGAACAGAATTTCCATGTTACTCCTGCTCCACTTAATTGACTATTCTTATATTTATAATTAGAACTAACTAATGTTACATATTCTAAAGCATAATTTTCATATGGTATATCATGATGATCCAAAATAATCATTTCTATTCCCATATTATATAACTCTTCATATACTATTGGGTCTGAATCAATACTGTCTACAATTATTAATATATCAGTATTTTTATATTTAGATAAGTCTTGACCATTTAATCCATGAGCTTTACCAATATTAATAGTCCAATCTATATTTTCTGTATAATTATTTAAATATCTATATATTATTGCACCAGCAGTACAACCATCTGTATCTGTGTCAAAATGAATTGTAAATCTTTTATTATTATTTAATCCATTTATAACAATATCTCTTGCGAATTGAATATTACACAATTCTTCATAAGGAATTAAGTCATCTTTTGTCGGATTCATAAAACGATCTATATTTTCAATATTTCTACTATTGAATATATTTTCTATAATTTCCAAATTAGATAACCCTCTACAATCATTAATTACTTTCCAAATTTTCTGCATTATTACTCCTTTCAATAAAAACGATTTGATTTTCTAAAATTTCTTTCAACTTATCTTTCCCTAAATCTGTAGGACTACATTTTTTCTCGATATCAATATTTGATTTACTATTCCAATACCCAATATTGATATCAAACATTTTTGAATATGATCTTATTTTATTTATATTTCTATTTATAGTTTCTTCATCTAATCCTTCATCGTATAGAAATATAATACTTTCTGGTGATAATTCCATTAATAATAAACATTGTTTTGGACTTAGAAAACTTCCACCTGTAGCTACAAAATTATATAATCCATAGCTGTATGCTTGTAAAACACTTTTTTCACTTTCAACTATATATATAATATTATTAGTTAAATAATTATAATTTTGATAATATCCATATAGTGTCTCACTTATCTTGCATGGTACTAAGTAATAATATTTTTGTTCATCTTCTGGAACTTCCCAATTACATCTTGTTTTTATTCCAATTATATGTCCACAAACATCATATATTGGTATTACAATTCCTTGAGATTCTATATCATATCTTATGCCAAAATTTCTTTGTGTGAGTAATGATATATTATCTTTTAAAAACCGTATATTTCCATTATATTTATATTGTGATAAAATTGAATTATCATATACTTGTATTTGATTATCTTGGGCTTTCTTTTTTATTTTATTATAAAATCCACCAAAAATTGATTTTTGCTTGTAAGAAAAACTATAATAGTCAATAATATTTAATTCTTTTTTAACTATATTTAATACATTTTTAAAATTTACATTTCTCTGAGATATTATATATGTAAAAAAATCTTTAGATATATTTCTTGCATAATCACAAACATATAATTTATTATTATTTTTAAGTTTAATACAAATAGAATTTCTATTTCCATCTTTTGAACGAGCAAATCTTATTTCATTTGACCGTATATTTATATGATAATAGTCATAATGCTCTAAAATATTTTTAATACTTTCTGGATTATCAAGGAGCATTTGTTTTAATTCTATTAACATATTTATTTCACCAACCTTTATGTAATATATCCATGTCGAGGTCTGCAATAAGCGGTTTCTCTAAATATACCATGAGATCCATCAAACTTAAGTAAAAGGCAAGTTCCTGAATCACTAGATGATTCTCCCATACGACATTTATCAATAAATAACATTCTCCATGTTGCGGAAGGATCTGGAATATATTCTTCTTCAATCCATTTATCATTTATTTTTTTTAATTGAAACGGTTTACAGTAATATTTTTTATTTTCTGGATCAAGTTCCTCTGAATATACTATTCTCATAAGTAATAAATTTTCTAATACTTCTTTTATTTGTTTTGACATAGACAATACTGATGCATCTAAAAAAAGTTTACCAAGAGTATTAATAGCTAATTGTAATGATGCCATCATTATAATATTATATTTCTTTCCAATTTTATCTAATTCTCTGCTATCTTTTAAAAGAGTAATATGAGCTTGATCATTTTTATCTCCTAAATCTAATTTAAAAGTATCATATAATACTGCATCATATCCATTTCTTAATACATTTTCTCGTATCTTTTTCTTTACTAAAGACATATCAGCATCTGGAATTCCTATAAATTTAATTTTTCCCTTACAATTTTTTCTCCAGTATTCTTGAGCAAGTTTTCTGTATTTTTTATCTTCTTCTGTTAAATCTCCACTTAATAATTTTTTCTTAGTTAAATTATAATATCTAAAATATTTAGACAAAATCCATATTGTAAAAGATGCCTTAAACACTTTTACTTTTTGTTCATTTGATATAACAAGAGTTTTACGTCCTCTATATATTAAAGCCATAAGAATAGTAATGAATAAAGTTGTTTTTCCTGACGAACTATATCCACCTATTATTGAAGTAGTTGCATCAGCTAACCCACCTATTTGTCTTGATAAAAAAGGAAGACAATTAATATCTTCTAAATTAATATCTTCTCCAGCTTTATCAAAAGGAACACCACATTCTAAGCCAGCATCACAACTTTCAAAAAATTCATCATCTAAGTCTAGTTCTTCTTCTTCTAATATTCTTGTAGAATATCCAGTACTAAAATTTGATAATCTTGATTCATACCAGTCTAATACACTTTCACTATCCATTTTCCTAAATAAATTTAAAGGTACTATTTCTTTTCCATTTTCTTTTATGCTTGATAATAAATTAAATCCACTATTATAAAAATTAATTATTAAATTCTCACGATATAAAGTATCTAAATATATATCCCAATTTTTATTATTTATAATATCAATTAAGGTTTGAATGGATTCCCATCCACCTCGTTCATTAAAACCCAATTCTCCATCTTCAGAAATACTTGATAAAACAGTAATCTCATCAAATGATGTATATCCTTTATTTCTTATTTGTTTTGCTAAAGCAAAATAGTATGCGCCATCACTAGTAAGGAAATCTTTTGTTTCTAATGCTATTTCATCAAGAAGTAGAGGATCTTTTAATATACATGCTATAACATTACCTTCCACTGTTTTTCTGCCTTTAAGTATTTCTTTAGGATATTTATTTTCACATCCACTTATATATATATTACTCACCATCTTCCTGTTCGAATTCTAAAAGTGATTTTCTTCTAATTTTTGGCTTATAATTATCTTTAGGTATATCTATTTCAATTTTTTTAGGGGATATTTCTTTATTTATTATATAATCAGATAAATTATTTTTAAGGATTGCAGTAAAATATTTTATTTTACAATATTCATTATTAAAATCTTTTTGCATTGCTGAACATAGAAATTTATTATTTTCATAAATATAATTACTTATTTTTAAATATGTATGAGTGTTTGCAATCTCATTAATTTCCTTAAATAAAACTGTATTCACTACTTTATATCCAAATATATCATTTATGTATAAATAAGTATTATCTTTTGTTTTCTTTATATTGGCAATATTTAAATATTCTGACTCAGTACAATAATACCTGTTAACATTTTTTACAACAATCTTAAATGCAATATCTTTATCAATTTTTTCTCCACATCCCTGACATTTTACTAACATTGTTTATGAACCTCCTTAAAAGGGAGAATAAATCTCCCAATTAATTAACTCAATTTTGTTAATATATCTTTCAATACATCATGTGGTATATTTTCACTTAATTTACCACCATTATCAGCTAAAATTAGTTTGATTTCATCTTTAGTTTCCTTATTAGTGCAATCTTTAAACTTTTTACGTATATCTTCAACTAAATTCTTAACATCAATAACATCTGCGTTTATATCTAATTCATCAATATCATTATCAGAATTATCTATATCTTCTAGTTTTTCAACAGGTTCGTTTTTAGGTTCATTTTTTATTTTTGATTTAGAATTTGTCTTAGATATTGACAATACAGTTTTTGATTTTTCCATACCTTCCTGAATTGTTTTAATGAAATCACCAGCCATATTAGGCTTATCAAAAACCATGTATTCTGGAACAGCACCATCAGCAAATCTTCCACCTGCATCTATAAGTGTAGTTCCTCTAAAATATAATTTTCTAATTGAATCTGTTGCATATCTCTTTTCTTTAGTTTCCTTGCCTACTTTCTTTTCAATTATATCTACATTTCTATCAATTACACCTGTTAAAGTAACATCAAAAATATCTCCAAAAGCAGCTTCATAAGCAGAAACTAAATTAGATGTTAATTGCATATATCCATCTTCTTCAAGTCCACCCTTTTCTTTTATGGTTTTAAATTTTGTATGTGCTATTGCCCAAACACCAAATCCTGCTTCTGTAAGATCATCAACATATGATTTTATTAAATCTGCTGTATATGCTTGACCTGATTGATATCCACCCATTGCTGCATTTATTGTTGAGACTTTCTTTTGTGGTTCTTCTATATTACTTATTCTAATTGTTTCCTTTTCAAAAATAGGTACAAGTTCATCAACAGTATCAAATGCAATAATTTCAATATTATGCTCTTTACCCTTTTGTTCAATAAGCCATTTTTTCATTTCAATTGCATCTTTATATGTATCAATTTTAGTTTTATTTAAATTATCAAGTAATTTTTCACCTTTTTCTTTACCACAGCTTACTGATAATCCATAAGAAGGATCTCCATATTTTTCTATAATTGTATCTCTAAATAGGGTTGATTTACCCCATTTCTTAATTGTTCTTATATAAATTGTAAGATCCTTCATATCTGTTGATATTTTATTTATTGTTGGTTTTACAAATGCCATAATAGTTATTCTCCTTATATTATATTTATTTTTAAAAGAGGAAGGTGGTATAAACCACCTATTTAAATTTCATCTTCGTCATCATCAAATATATCTTTTTCTTCAAATTCATCCTCATTAGCTTTAATTATGAAATCTTCATCTATGAAAACAGTATCTTTTCTTCCTTTAGAGTATCCTTTTGCTAATCCACAAAATTGATTTTCTTGAATTCTTTCTCCATAAACTTCTCCACCTAATTCTTTACGAATATCATCAAGAGTTATTTCACCAAGCAATAATAATTCTTGCTGTAATTCTGTAAGCATATCTTCTGTAATTTCAGTTTTTTGCGCACCATTTATTAATTTGACTTTAACTCCAATTTCTTTCCAAGTATCATCATCTACTATAAATTGTTTTAAATAAATCCCTGTTGTTTTTTTTGATTTATCATCATTTTCATCTGCTTTATTTATTACAATAGTTATAGGACAAGGTATATTCTTTTTTCTATTTTTATCATAATCAAAAGTATATCCATTAATATAATACTTTTCCTTTTCCTCAAGACTTCCATCATCTAAGCTATTTTGATTATAGTATAGTGTAATGGTAGCTTCAGATATAACAGGTTCATCATCTTTTGCAAGATATATTCTTGAAGGAATCATATTAGTGTAAAACTTTTTATTTTTATCAGAATATGTAGTTTCTATATTGCCTAAAACTTTAAACATTTTGTTTTTATATTTATCAGAAGTTACTACCTTATGTATAAATTCAGCATAATCATATTCTGTTATAAATTCATGTCTTTTCTTTTTACTTTTTTCTAATTCATCTTTAATATTGTCTTGTGATTCAACTCCCATGACAGTCAATTCTTCATTGGTGATTGAAGTTCCATCATTAATTTTTTCTAAGGCTTTTTCTAATAAATATCTTCTATTTGGCTGTTCTAAGTCAATAATAAATTTTTTAAATTCTGCAACTTCTGCAAGTTTTTTTGATGTAAATCTTTCTTTAAATGGTATAGTAAAAGCTTCTCCTTTTATCTTCTTATTGTTACTATCAACAGAACCTTTACTATAAAGATATACATCTCCATGACCGTCTTTAAAACAACCACCATCAACTGTTAACAAATGTCTATTATCTCCTGCAATTACATTAAATTTTATTGATCTCTTTGTCCATCCAGAAGGATAATCTTTTTCCTCATAAGGTTTAAACTTTTCTGATTCTTTTCCTATTGATAGCTTTCCTACAAATTCAAATGGTTTATTTGACATATTTAATCTCCTTATAATTTAATTTATTAATTAATTAGTTAGTTACATTTAAAAATAATTTAATTAGGTGGGCTTAAATTTCTCTTAATTGGTCGTTTTCGACCACCTTTCATTTTAATAAAAATCACCTCAAATTTATTTATTTTCTATTCCTATACTTTAAGTATATCATGTTTAGTTTTATATTGCAAGTATAATCTTAAATTATTAATTAAAAACTTTTTAAGAATATCAGTTCTTAAAATTACATTTTTAAGTATTTTTACTTAGTTTATATTTTTCTATTAATCCTTCACGAGTTTCGTTTAATAATTTTAAAGCAAAATCTAATAATTCTATTTCTTCAAAATCTTCTTCTCTACAATATTTACAGGATGTTTCAATTTGATTATCACATTCCCAACATTTTATATCTGATTCACAATCATTTTTATTTTCATATAATCCACAATGTTTATATATGTATCCATCAGCTTCAGCACATTCTAAACAGCACCAATGTTGACCACATTCACAACTTTCAAAATCTCCGCAATCTGAGAACGTTTCTCCACAGCTTTTACAAGAATACCAATCTATACCCATTATTCTTCCCCACTTTCTTCTTCCATCATTTCCATTGCATCTCCATAACCACACCAATTATCTACTCCACGAGCTTCCAAGCATGATAATTTATCTAAATCTCTTAACAAACTATCATATTCCCTTTTAGATATTGTTACAGTTTCTTCATTACTTTTTATTTTAGCCATAAAATTAACTCCTTCCTATCATAATATTAAACTCATTCTCAGATATGATTTTGACTCCCAAATCTTTAGCTTTTTGATTTTTTCCAGTTGTTGATGTAGTATCATTATTGATTAAAAAATTAGTTTTTGCACTAACGCTCCCATTTAATTTTCCATTAAGTGAAGTAATTAAATCCTCTAATTCTTTTCTATTTTTAAATGTTTCTACACTTCCTGTAACTACAAAAGCTAATCCCTCAAGTGATTTAAAATCTACATCTTTCTTTTCTTCTTGCTTTATCCTTACAATACTTAATAACTCTCTAACCTGATTCATATTATCTTCATTATCAAAATAATCATAAACTGCATAAGCTGTAATACTTCCAAAATCCTCAATATTCATAAAAGTATAATGTG